GCTAAATCTAACGCATCAAACTTACCATACTTTATATAATCAAAAGTTTCTTTTGCAAAACCTGCTGCAAACGCAGATCCTGGTGGTAAATCTAATTCGTGACCAACATATTCTGAAACTACACCAGCTCCAAAATGATAGTATTTATCTTTGCCTATAGGCTGTGCACTAGCACAACCCGCAATAACCGTTACAAATAGGACACATAATATTCTAAAATTTACTTGCTTGATTAACTTCATTTATCGCATTTTGTATTTCTTCTAAGTTTGTTGGCAGCTCCAAGTCTAAACCTGCTTTCCAAACTGTTTCTTTTATACCATCTTTAAACAATATAATAGTAGGCGCCATACGTACCTTATATTTTTTCTTAGCTCCTGGTGCTTTAGCTATATCAACTCTATAATAAGTTGCATCTTTTAATTGTTCCCATTCCGCAAAACAATTAGCTTCATTAAACTTAGCCCAAAATTCCACTACAACTGGCTTAGTATTATCATCGCCAAATGCTTGCTTCTCGTTTATTTTATTTTCAAACTCATTGTCGTCTAACCAGTATTTTTCTGGTACATCAACTTGAGCAAAAGATATAAATGGAATTAAAATTAAAAGGTATTTCATTATCTTCGTTGTTGTAGTTCGTATAATCTTTCGTCTATTTTATCTAACTGTTCTTTCATTGACTCTACGTCGTCTTGAGTATCTAAAATTGTTTGTCGAATTAATTCGTCTTTTAAATCATACTCAACTCTATCGATAACGGGAGCAGGCAGTTCTTTAGCGAGCGCTATATCAGCTTGTAGAGTAAACCACATTGTTGCAAGAGCAAAAACTCCCGCAGCGGCCATACCTATTGTTTTTAAGTCAATTGTTACTTTAGTTTCTTCTGATATTTGTTTTGCCATGACTATTTTTTAGCGTTATCTATTTCTAACGCTTTAACAACATACTTTAGTTGTTCTACGTCATCTTGTAAATATTGTATTCTTAAATCTTGCTTTGCATCATCTGGTAATGCACCCATTTCTCCACGTGGCCATTTAATTCTAAACTCTTCATTAAGTGCAACAGCATCTTGCATTCTAATTACGTCTAATTGTAATTGTGATATTTCAGCTGTTAAAGTAAACCAAACACTAGCTATTGATACGATACCAACAACCGCTCCGATTACCGCTTTTATATCTAATGATACTTTTGATTTTTCTGATATTTCTGTCATTATCTAAATGTAAAATTAACCCCGAAGTTTGAGTTAAATATTTTTGAGTCCCAAAATTTAGTATATTCACCTTCAACAAATATACCAATTGCTTTACTAACTTTCCAACCAAAAACTAAACCAGCTTGGTAGTCGTCCCATTGTTCACCTTCTAATAAATCATTATGTCCACCTTTGCCCCAGCTGTTTCTGTGAAGATAGCTAAAGTCTTCATTACCTCTCACATACTTGTGATAAGGTAGTATGTAATTTCCGTATGCATGTAGCCAGAAATTAGCTTTATAATGATAGAAGTCAAAACCGACGATAGGTGCAACTTCAGCAAAAGGCTCTAATTCAGCCCAAGCTTCTTCATTGAAACGATTCATCAATTCAAAAAATACATCATCTCTAAACTGTAGATCTGTATAAGCAACTATTTCACCACCAGCATCTACCCAATACCAATCACTAGTTTCAACACCATTTTCGTCAGTTGATGTATAATATATATCATCATATCCGTATAAAAACCCTAATGAATACCATGGATTAGCTGGATATTCAAATGACTGACCTGTATTAGGATCTGTCCATGTTTCTATTTCATTTAACCATATTTCAATTGGGTTATATCCGTAAGGTTGTTGGTGAGTTCTATATATTGCACCAGCAGATATACTAAACTTCTTACCAATAGGTAACCTGGCTCTTATTTCACCAGATGTATATTCAAAACCTACATTACCTTGTTCTCTAGCTTCAAACTTACCAATATGATATTTACCTGTATGTCTTACAAATAATCTTTTATTAGTAAATTCTTCACCATCTTTTCTTTCTTTTTCCCAATGTAATAGATATTCTAGCCCTTTTACAGCTGAAGTTGGTGCTGATAAAGCTATTTGTTTTTCAACTTTTTGATCACCTGTCCAGAAAGTTCCAGGCTTAGTTTCATAATCAAACCTAGCTAGTTTACGTATACCGAAGCCATATCTATAATCATATGGGTGATAGACTGTCTCGTCTACAACTTCTGGTATTGCATATAAATCATCTGGGTTTGTTCTAACGAAGTACTCTTTGTTTTCCATTTTAGCATTACCTACATTACCGGCAGCATAAAATGTACCATATTTTAAGAAGTCATTATATACTTCTTTAAAAAAGCTTTGCCCTATAGAATTAAAGCTAACTAATAAACATAGTATTGTTATTATTTTTTTCATAGTTAAGTGAACGGTTTATATATTATTATTACTTGTTTTAAGAGTTTTTTAGTTATCAAAAGCTGCAAAAGGATCTTTCTTTTTATTTTTTTCGTCTCTTTTCTTTTGTTTTTTATCTAAATCAATAAATATCTGCATAAGATCTTCTTCTTCGTTTTTAGCACCTACATCCCAGGTTCTCCAACCTAATGCTAATGCTATTCTTTGCCAAGCTCTATTTCTACTATCAGTAGCTTCAACTATACCATCAAGTTCACTAACAACTCTGTCTAATGGCAAGTTAAGGAAAGCAGAAGCTAAATTACCTATTATTTCATAAGAAGGTGCTAGATTTATTCTACCATCAGCTGTTATTTCAAATCCTCTTTCTTCTAATAAATCTCTATTAAATTTTCTAGTTTGTATTGCACTGTAAACTTTTCTTGCTTTTGATCCAATAGGTGGTGAAATGTTTAGTAACTCTATTAATGTATAAGTATGATCTGCTCTAAATCCTTTAGCATCTTGTTTCTGATACTGCATTATAGCATTTTTTATAGTTGACACAACAGCACCTTTTAAACCAGATCCTCTAAGCAACGTATCTATCATGTTATTTATCTGTCTAGCTTTTTTAGCATTTTCACTTTCTATTTGTTTCATTAAATCATCTTTTTCATCACCTTCGAAACCTGGTAACAAACCAAACATAGCGTTTTGTAAAAATGTAAATATAAAGTTTTGTATAGCTCCATAGTAAACTATTTTACTAACATTTGTAAAATCACTTTGAAGTTGTGTCATACCTTCATATTTTTGTCTTCTAATTAACATAGTACCAGCTTTGTTTTGTAACCTAACCATTTGTTGTGTTACGTTTTGAAAAGCTAATACTAATCTACCTAATGGACTTGCTTGTTCTTGAGATATTAAAGCTGGATCACCAGACTGTTGTGTTTTTTCTGCTATTTCAGAAAAATCATCAAAAGCTTTTTGTTTAGCTTCAGCATCTGTTAAACCTTGTTTCTTATATGTATTAAACCTGTTTCTATAAAATGGAGCACCACCTGCAGCGATAGCAAAGTTATCCATTAATTGTGTAGGTGTAAAACCTATTTGTAATAAATATGATATAGCTGAGTTAAATCTATTTTTTGAGTTTTTTGCAGCGTTAGCTATTTCTTGCCATTGTAAATCTGTTTGTAAACCTCTTCTTCTTTGTTTAAGTTTAGGAGAGTTCCATATCATAGCAAAGTCTTGCCAAAACTGAGGTTGATTACCATAAGCTATAGCAGCTTTTAAAGGGTTGTTATCAGACCAGTTAACAAAATTTATAAATGATATACCCTGTAGTAAAGCTGATCTTCTGTTAAAGAACATTATTGTACCAACAGAGTTATTAACCCAGTTAAGCCAAGCGTTTGTTGTTGCGTTAGCACCGCTAGGTCTATTAGTACCATTTTCCATTCTCCATAAAGCATCTTTTAGCGCATCAACATATGTTGAACCATATATAGCTTCAAGCTTATTAAACACGTCTGGTGTAAATGTTGCTTCTATAACTTTTAACCAGTCTTCTAAAAATCTTTTTCTACCAACTTTTCTTGTTAAGTTATCTAGATCAGCAAGAACACTATTCATTTCCCAACCATCTTTTGGTGCAGGATATACACCATCTTTACCACTACCTATGTTTTGTATTGCATCAGCATATTGTTTTAATCTAGGATCTGAATTTATTTCTTTTAATATACTATTTAAATCTCTTTTAGATATACCAGGTATATTTTGACCTTGTTTATTATATATATAAACTCTTATACCTTGGTCGTAAGTAAAATTACCGTTCTGCATTAATTTAGTTAGCTTATCACTTTCAGCTTTGTAGTTTTTATTTAATTTTTTAAAATCACTTATTATAGAAGTTTTAGCTATATTAATAGCATCAACAGCTTTCATATAAGGTTTAAATAAATTATTTTGTAACCAAGCTAAATCTTTACTACCTTGTTCACCTTTACCAGCCATGTAATATAACAAGCCTTCAAAATCTTGTGCTGTAGAAGGTAGTATATAAAACTTAGACTGTTTACCTTTTCTTTGTGCAACAACTCTCGAGAATCTAGCATCTTTTGAAACACCACTTTGATGTGCTATTATTTCGTTTATTTTATCTTCGTAGTTAATAGACTCACTAAACGCTAGTTCAACCCTACCTTTTACATCAACATCTTTTAATGCGTCTTTTACTGCTTTTATATTTTTGATAGCATCGTCAGCAAAATAAAAATCATTATAACCTTCACCAACTTTATTAATTATCCAGTCAGCTTTTGCTTGTGGTCTACCATCTTCTAAACCAGTTATATTTTCTATAGGTATGTTTAAGCCAATACCTTTTAAAAACGCGTGTATAGCATACGCAGCTTCTTGTGGTCTTGCTGTTAAAACAAATATATCACCACTACCAAACTTACCTTGACGTTTTAATGCTAAATCAGCTAATGGACCTTTTTTACCATCGATAACTTTATTAAATTCACTAAAATCAAACTTAGCTCCTGCAGCTTCTAGATCAGCAGATTCTAAAGCAAACTCAGTAGCATTTATTCTTCTCTTGCTGCCATCAGGCATTGTAACACCTACCTTGCTGTTAGATTTTGCTAGTGTATCATCAAAATCAAAAACACTTATACCTTTTCTTTTACCAGATAAACTATTAGCCATTTCTAAAGTATTTCTAGCGTTTTTAGTTTTCTTTTGCTCTACCTTTAATTTTATATCGTCTTCTCTTTGTTTTATTAAAGTTTCTGCTGGTTTCATGTCAAATGTAAATACTTGACTTGGGTTAGGATATAATCTAATTCTTAAATCTTTATTAGGGTTATTTTTGCCAAATACATCTACAAAATCTAATTGAGATCTGTTACCTATCCATTGATCATGATATTCTAGTATACCATCTATAGCTTCATCTAAAGCTTCACCTTTAAGGTTTTTATATTTTAATTCAACTATATCAACCATTGTTGATGAGTTATCTGCTAGATGTTCGCCTTTCATTTTACCTAAAGGACCATCTGTTATTGTTATATATTTCAAACCTGTTAAAGCTCTAAAACCTTCAGCGGCATTAGTCTGTAGCTGTAACATGTTTATCATTGAAACATCTGATATACCACTTTTTAAAAGCTTTTTAATCAAATATTTAAATAATATTTTATTTTGCGCATTAGCTTCTTTTATCTCTGTTTGAAGTTTTTCATCAAGCAGTTGTTCTATTTTTTCACTAGCTGTTGTATCGCTTTGTAATATTTTATCAATCCTAAAAAATAAACTACCAGCTATTTTTATATTCATAGGTCTGACTTTACTAATGTCAAAACCTTCAGGAAATTGAGCTTTAGTATTATTTAGTTTAGATTTTATATCTTGTAATCTTTGGTAAAAATCACCTGTAACACCATCCTGGTAAACAGTAAGACCTTTACCTTCTTTCATTTTTCCTAACTCTTCAAGAGTTACATTTAGATCTTCAGCAACTGTTTGTTTTAATGATAATGTAGCTTCTTTATCTTGTTTCGTTTTAGCGGGGTCTAACACTCTGTTTATAAAACCTAATGCATCAAAGCCTATAACCTCTAAAATTTCAGCACCAAACTCATTTGCTAATATTTCCATGTCATCAGCAAATACTTTTCTAAGATCATAATCTGATTTGCTAGTTAATGCATTTTTGACTTGATCTTTAACTTCTTGTGGTATTGCTGGATTTTTTTGTATTGCTTGCAAGAACTTATAAACTTTTTGATCTTGTATTAAACCACTTTCATATATGTCTTGTACTATTTTAGCCATTTCAGGCGTAAATTCTTTATTGTATTTTTCGTTTAGAACACCTTTGCTATCAAAAACAGAATCATAATCACCTTTCATTACTATTTTAGCTAGCTTAGTAAGCTTTTGTAATCCACCAGCTTCACTAACACTAAACGCTAATTCAGGATCTCTTTTTATATTTTCAGCTAATTTACCAGTTACACCATCATACATAGCTTGCATGCTGTCAGAATTTTCCATAGCTGTAAACGTAGCATCAAGTATTAGTTCATTCGCTAAAGCATCTTTTAATGCTTTATGCGTTGTTTCTCTACCATCGTATTCTACTACACCTGTTAAATTACCATCTTTGTCAACATATCCTTGCTTGTCACCTCTACCTCTTATTTTTAAACCATCTACAAAAGCTTTTTCAACAAAATCAATAAACTCTGCTTTTTCATCAGGTTTCATCTTGCTCATGTCTTTTGGTTTGTATATTTTATTACCAGCTTTTTCATCACTAACAAACTGCCCTTGATCACTTTGTTGATTTGCTTTTGATACATCAACATTCATAGTACCAATAACTTCACTTAAAAATGGAAAACTTGATCTATGTTTTACAGCAATAAGGTTTATTAAACTTTGTAATGTTTCTTCGTTTCTTATAAAATCTTTAAATTTCTTTGATTTTTGAGCACCTATAATATTAGTTATATCAGCTCTTAAGTTTTTAGCAGCATAATCCTGTATTATAGTTCTGGCTCTTCTAGGGTTTAAATCTAGTAGTTCTTTTACTGTTTTACCTTTAAATTTACCTTTAGTATCTTTTAAATTTAAAAACATTTCAGTATTAACCTTTAATGTTTTGTCGTATAGTTGACCACCAAATTCTATGTTTAAAAGTTTTCTAAACTCATTAAAGTCTTGTGTAGTTTTATTTATATCTAAACTACTATCAGTTGTGCTTATTTCAAAAGGTTGACCTGATGATTTTATTTCATCTATAGAATCTACAAACCTACCATATGTTGGTGATTTTTTTACAAAATCTAATATTCTTAAATCTACTTGGCCTTGTCCTTGAATAGATGATTGAATCCATTGGTTTATATTAGTACCAACATTAGGGTTCCATCTTGATATTATTTCTGCTAAACCTCTTGACCTAGATTTTTCACCTAATACAAATTCAGACGTTAAGTTATCTATTTCATAATCATCTGTATTTACAGACATCGTTTGCTTAAACTTCTTTCTAATAAAGTTTTCCCAATAAAGACCTATCATTTCACCTACGTCTTTCTTTTCGTCTTTACTTAGTTTGTTCCAGTCAACAGCATTTATAATATCTTCAGTTTGTTCAAATAAAGTTTTGTCATCAGTCATTGAATCTGCTTTCTCATCTATAGATAAGCCATCATCAACAGGTGTGTTTTTATATTTATCAAATACTTCTTCTATTCTTTTCTTATCTAGATCAGTTTTCTTTAACGTACCGTTATCTAGCTTTTGTCCTAGTGTTATTAAAAAATCTATAACATCATTAGGTTTAGACATAGTATCTCTATCAATACCAGTAAAACCACTAATCCACCTACCAAAAGCACCCATAAATTGTTTATCTTGTGGTCTTGATAAATCCATTTGACTAGCTCTTTCAATAAAACCAGCAATTATTTCAGCAGGTATAAAACCTTTTTCACCGACTTGTACTCTTTGTGAAAGATCAAAACCAAACATATCATTATAAACTCTTGGTTGGTTTTTAAGTAAATATTCAACTATATCATTAGCTATAGCAGCTTCTACAGCAGCTTTCTTAGCTTTACCCTCTTTGGTTCTACCATCACCAAATAATTTTAATACTTTATCCCAGAGTATCAAGTGACTAGTTTCGTGTGTTTTAGTTTGAGTTCTACTATTTTTTATTTCGTTTTCTTCTATAGTAGCAAACCTATATTCACCATTTACTCTAGCAGCTATACCATTTCTAGTTCCTTTTTTTGCATTTTTTATAGATTCCCAGTATTTTCTTTCACTTTTACTTAAGTTTTCTTTAGCTAATTCTTCATTAGCTCTATTAACAGCATCAGCTTCAGTTGGAAATATATCCGATGTGTAGTTTAACGACATTTCTTTATCCGTTAATATTTTATTTATAGCTGCCTTGTTTGCTGCAACTTGTTCTGTGTTGTATATTAACTCAGCTTCTTTGTTTATAGCAGATTCATTAGTGTTTTTACCTTCACTTTCAAGGTTTTTTCTAGCTTGTTTTAATATTCTATCATGTCTATCAGGATCAACACCTTTTAGTAAAGTAAATCTATTACCATATTTATCAGGGCTTTTAAACTCATCTAATATACCTTCTAGTCTTTTATATTTTAAAGACAAAGCATTTATCATTGTCTCTTTTTTCTTTTCACTTATATCTGTTCTAGCTTGTATAGCCAAAGCTTCAGCTCTAAGATCATATTGAGCGCCAACAATAGACTTGAAATCTTCATAAACATTGTAACCCATTTTAGCACTCCATGTTTCATTAAAACCATCTATTTGTTTTACTGTATCATCTTGTAGCTCTTTTAATTCTTTTCTTATTTCTACAGCTCTTTTTGTTCTACCTAACTTATTATCTTTTAACTGCTGATATTCTTGTTTTAGCTCACGCATTGTTTGAGCATTATTTAATATACCTTCAACAACCTCTTTATTAGCCATAGATCTAGCTGCAGCACCTGTAACAACACCACCAGCACCCATAACACCACCAAAAAATCCACCAGCAAAAGCAGCGTGATCTACATTTTCCAATATAGGTCTACCAGTAAAAATATTCTGAAAAATACTAGTTAAACCCTCTGTTGTTGATTCAAGTCCAGCACCAATGGCAAACTCTTTAAAAGCGTTCTTCTTAAAATATTGTTTACCACTTAACATGGTTAAATCATCACTTTGATTTTTTAATAAAGTTTTAAAACCACCACTCAAAGCTGTTTTACCTATAATAAACGTAGGTGCAACACCTAAAGCACCTTCAGCTAAACCAAAACCAGTTCCAACAAGCATTTTATGTAAATCCGATGTGTTTTTATCGTTGTAATCAAGATCATCTAATCTAGTTAAATATTCTTGATATGTCATATCACCTATTTGTTGACCAGCTGATTGAACACCTATAACACTACCAGCAGCCGCTGCTGATAAATATGTTCCAGCACCAAGAACACTAGCCGCACCACCAGTTGCTATCATACCAGCAAATATAGGTAACTGCCTACCACTTTCTTCAAATAAAAATCTTCCAAAGTTATTCAAACTATCAAAAGCATCATCAAAATCTACATCTTTTCTAAATTTTTTTCTTTCAGCATCCATACGTTTTCTTCTTTCTTGACCATAGTCTTCGAAAAAAGTAAATTCATTTCCTTCTTTTGGATTATAAACAAGAGTAGATCCTCCACCCGGTAATGAAACACCTTCAAGATCTCTAAGTATATTCACACCAGCTTCTAAATATTCCATACCACCTGTTAATAAACCACCACCTACGTCTAGTATTTGAAAACCTAACTTATCTGCCATGCTAAAGTTTAATTTACTTATAGCTAGCTCTTCTTGTGCGTCTCTACCTATTTCAGATCTTTTTAATAATTCTTCGTATTGGTTTAATAAATCATCTTTAAGTACATTATAATTATGTATTGATGATTGCAGGTCATCATATTGTTCTTTTGATATAAATCTACCATCTAATAATTGTAATTTTTCTGATCCTTCAGGTATATTAAATTTATAATCTGGGTTTTTAATATTTTCTTCAAACTCTGCAATTTTAACCGCATCTTCTCCGTTAGATATACCAGTAGCTTTTATTTGTAACTTGTCATACTCTGTTTTTATAGTTTTTGCGTCGTTACTTTTTAATCTAACATCTTCATTATATATATTTATAGCTTTTCTTTCACCATCAGAAAAACCAGCCCAAGCACGATCAATTTCGCTGTCTATAGCTTTTTGTCTATCTAAAATGTTTTTTTGGAATTTAAAATAGTCTTGGACAAGATCTATTGGGGGAACTTCGCCTTCCCATGTTCGGAATTGTTCAGGTAGTGTTGATAAATTTGTTTTACCGTTTTCTTCTTCAGAGTTCTTTTTTCTTTCTGTAAATTCTGCTGTTATAGCATCTAACTCTTCTTTGTATGGATATACTGTGTTTTTTTCCCTAGTACCAAAATAATCATAAGAACCATAATTAGAGCCTGTTTTTGGCGATGATGATATTTCATAAGGTTCAAAACTTAAATTTTCGTTAGCAATTTTAGCTTCTTCTATTTTTCTTTTTAACTGAGGATTTATATCTGGGTTATTTATTTCACCATAAGATAAGTAACCAATTACACCATCATCATACTCAACTGGCACGTTTCTTATATCATAAGTATCTTCGTACTGCTCTTCTTCTGTATACCCAATTGTTACCTGAGTACCACCTTTTGTTATTCTTGTTTTTGGTTTACTAGGTTTTGTATATACTGTTCTTTTTCTATCAGGATTTATATTTCTACCCGGCTCTAGGTCTCTTTCTATCTCTCCAGTTTCAAACGCAGAAAATGGATCATCATTTACAATTTCTGTATTTACTGTAAAAGCTGCAAAAGGATCATTAGTCTCGCTGCCATCAAGCGTACTATTGTTCATCATATTATCTTAATTTACTTATTATTCTAATTATTTCGTCTTTATTTAAGCTAGGATCTATTTTATGACCTGCATCTATTTTATTTCTTTCACTTGTTTTACTCATGCTTACTGGCACTAAATAAGTACCACCGCCACTTCCACCAGTTACCTTAGTTGTAACTCCTGCGGCAGTAAGTAAAGGTGTTTGTTCTTCTTGTGATAATTTTTCAAAATCCTCTATATTCATACCAAACAAAGTTTTATATGTTTTATCTGTGTAAAAAGTTTCATAATCATAAGGATATTGTTTACCGTTTCTAGTAATTGTAAATGACCTTGTGCCGCCCGTACCCTCTCTATTTATTATTTCAAAACCTTCTTCCCAGATACTATCTTTTTTACCTGGTAAATTACTTAAATATAATCTCCAGTCTGATTGTGTAGGCGGTGTTTCAAAACCACCAAACCAAGTATTAACGTCTTTTTCAGTATCAGCGGGTGTTGTTTCAGTTATTTTAGGTAAAGAAGCTGTATAACCTGCATCAGCCTGCTCATTTAATTTAATCATATGAGCTTCAATCATTTTTTCTTTTAAAAGTTTTTCTGCATTTGCTTTTGCAACAGGATCATCACCTTGCATAGCTTGTATTTCGTTTTGATATATATTTGGATCTAACAACGTACCACCCATATCCATTACGTCTTCAAAAGCAGCAGATAATATACCTCCAGTACTTTCTTTATTTAAAAGTTGTCTATAGTCATTTCTTTTTAAAGCAGCTTCATTTTCTGTTAATTTTTTCTTACCATCATAAGCATTAACATATGTTTCCATCATTACTCCACCTAGCGCGTAGTTTTTGTTAAAATGTTCAGGTAAGTCTTTTACACGCACTCCTAAAAAGCTCATATTACCATTAGCGTCTATTTCTGGTTTTATTTTATTACTTTTTATATCTGATATAAAAACCTTGTCTTCGTCAGATACAAAATCAGATATTAAAGAACTATCAGCATCCTCGTTAAACCCAGAAAACTTTTGATCTAATAATCTTAATTCATTAGGTATTTTATTTAGTATTAAATCTTCACTGGTATTAATAAGGTTAGACATGTGAGATTTACCCGCAAAATCAGTAGCACCCATGTTTTTACTTAAATGTGTGTAATAACCTCTTTGAGCACCTGTTTCAACAACAAGTGGCATTATTATAGATTTATATTCAGAAGGTAAATTTGTAAACTGAGAAAAATCAATTTGAGGTGAATTTTCTAAATTATGCTGTACTATTGCATCAGCTTGTCTTCTTTTTAATTCTTGTTCACTAACTTTAGGCCCTAAATTTATACCAGTACCTTTAGCGCCTTGATTAACAGCTGAAAACACATTTATATTAGCATTAGAAACACCTTTTAAATTACCAAAGTAATTAGGTGTTCTAGGAGTTGTTGTAGTTTGTTTTGTTGTTGCCATTATATTTATTTATTATGGTTGATCATCACCAAATTGAGCACCTGCAGCAGCACCTAAAGCACCGACACCACCCATTATACTAGCCGTTGCGTTTGCCCTTGCTTGATTAGCTGCACTTAATCTGTTTTGAGCCATACTCATTAAACCACTAGCTTTTTGATATTCTAATCCTCTAGCGGCAGTTGCACCAGCTACTTCAGCTTGTTGAACTTGAGCAGCACCTTGAGCAGCCATTTTAGCATTAGCAGCTTCTTGTTGAGCTATGCTAGCAGATGCAGCTTGGTTTTGTTGAGCACTTGCGTTTGCCATTGATTGTGCTAAAGCAGCTATACCAGATCCACCGGCAGCTCCTTGCATAGAAGACATAGTATTAGCTAGAGCAGCTTGGTTTTGCTGTGCTGCAAAATCAGCGGCTTGCGTATTAACCGTTAGATCTTCATATGGATTTTCCATGTTAGCAGCTAAGTTAGATGTATCTAAATTCATCATTCTAGCCTTAGCTCTTGCCATTTCTTGTTGTGCAGCCCTTTGTTCACGTTTACGTTTACCGCTACCAATTATACCACCGGCGATACCTGCTAAACCTTGAACTCCTGCACTTATTGCTGCTCCTGTCATATTTATTAATTATTACTTATTATTATTATTACACACTATTTGCTAGATTCAAATACTTCACTACCAACATCATATAACTCACAAGGTGTTGTGGCGTCGTTTCTCATTTTAACCTCAGCATAATAACCTCTTATAGATGATGTATTACCTCTACTATCTTTGCTAAATAATATAAAATCATTAGCGGTTGGTCTAACAACAGTACCACCTATATCACAACTTATAGTAGTGTCTGTAACTGCAGTAGCTACACCCATTTCTACTATAGTACCACTAGTGTTTTGATAATACATAGTATCACCAACTTGTACTGAATCTTGAATATGTGGAAATGTCATTGTTATATTAGGCATATCTTATAAATTAAGGGACGTAATCTAAATCTACATCTATTGTAAATGATACATCTGATGTTGATGATATTACTTCGTCTGTTTTTGCTGTCCAAGTATAGTGTAAATCTTGTGATGGGGCTACGCCAACTAAACTTGTTTTTGTAATTGTTAATTCTTGTGTTTGATGTATTGCTGAGCTAGATGCTGATGATATACTTAAAGTTATTTGCTGTAATGAGTTGCCATGGAAGTTACCATACATAACACCAGTACCACTTGTTAAACTAGTAAGTGATAAAGTACCAACATCTATAGCTTTTACATTTGTACCACTATTTCCATTACCATCATTGTAACTAAACCTGTGATCACCTACTATTATACCACTTGCATCACCTGTTACTGTAACTGATAGTAATCTTGAACCACCACCAGATCCACCAGAAACACTAAGAAAATCGTTTAAAGGTAATGTACTAGTTAAATCGCCATCACCATACTTATTGATAAACATATCACCAGTTATTGTAACCGTTTTTGGTGACGCTGAGTTATTTATAGTAACAACAGGTAAGCCAAAATCTAATTCAAAATTGTTTGTAAATATAGAGTGATCTTCATCTGTTGGTGTTGATACAAAACCTGTAAAATCATCAATTTCAGGATCTCTAGTTTTACTTATATTGTTAGTAGCTGTAGCAGTTAAACTTAAAGCTATTTTTGAAAAGTCAGATCCTTCAACAGGATATGCACTTGCTGTGTATGTTTTAGTTGCTGCGCTCGATGTTATTGTAAAATCAGCTGTTTGAGAAGCATTTAAGCTTACAGTAACGTCAGCAAATTGATTTATATAAAATGGGTTTTGTACTACATTAGAAGAGTTGTATACATTTCCTTGTAAAACAGGATCTCCAGCACTTGAAGGAGTTATAGGTAATAAAGTAGTTTCGCCTATTGCTTCTATTTGTATGTAATATCTTCTAGTCACAGTAGTTTCTAAAAACGGTATTGTAACAGAGTAAACACCAGTTGATGGTATTTCTAAATTTGTTTCAGATCCAACAAACGTTGTACCGTTCCACCACTCTGTAAATGTTATTGTTGTGCTACTTATAGTCTGTGCACTTGAGAGCGTAACCGATGTACCATTAACACTAACAACAGTAACAGTACCACTTATACCAGTACCTGTAACTAACATACCGTTGTGTATGTCATTGTTTGCGGCTGTAAGCGTTAAAGTTGTACTTGAACCTGAAGTGCTAGCTGTTGAAGTTGTAGAGTTTTTAAATCTAAAATCTGCACCAACCGCACCAAAAACTTTTACTTCTTTATCTGTTGCAAATCTAGGAACAACATTACCATTAACAACTCTATATCCTGTAATTTTATTAGTATCTGCAGCATTTTCTAAAACAGAACTAGCGTTAAATATAATTTCATCATCATTAGTATTAGATGCAGGATATTTATAACTTATGCTATACACACGTACGTGTACGTCTTCTAAAGTTTTACTATCTGATCCAATAGTTATGTTAGTATTAGTTGTATCTTTATCTTGAAAAGTAATTATATATTCACTTTCTGGATCTTCATCTTGTCTTGTTATTTTAAAGTCTGGTTGTTCAGTAAAATTGTAACCAAGATCTAATGTTAATGTAACTGTAGCTGCTAAAGTTGTAGATGTATAATTACTAGGTAAACCTGTAGCTGAGTTAGTTGGTTGAGCTGTAGCGTTACCAGAACCAGCATAACTAATTACAGCAGTTACATTTGAATCTGTTTGTTCTTTTATATTAAGATCGTTTAATAAATATTGTTTTAAAACACCATCACCTGTAACAGCTAAACTTATAGTTAAATCACTACTAGGCATGTTAACACCATCTGTAAAGTTTATTGTTGCTATTACATTATCACCACTTTGAGCGAAAGCAACACTATCTACATAAGTTCCAGTAGTACCTACGCTAAGATCACCAGCTGTCAACGTGCTACCTGTATTTGGTGTTATTAATATAGTTATACTAGAATTTGTACTGTGTATTTCTGTACCTATTGTAACGTCAAATGTAGCGCCTGGGTTTGTTGTATTAGCAATACCAGTTAAAGCTACATTAACGGTTCTATCAGCTAAAGAAGTATCACCAGATATATTAGTTAGCTGACCAACACCTTGAACATTAAATTCAGTAGAATCTAAGTTAGCTAAAGTTGTTGCATCACCTTTTATATTATTATAATATCTACCTTCTTTTTTCTTAAACTCTTTTACAAAACCTTGTTGTAAGTCAGTTTGTATATATTCAGTATACCAACCTTTGGTATTTGTAGATGTAGCATTACCATAATCATTTGTATATACTCTAGAGGCAGAACCTCCATAGTTTAATGTTTTAAAGCCTTTAATTGTTTCAGGCATTTCGTTTATTAAAAACGTTACAGATGAATCATATTGTACACCATAAAAATTATTTCTAGTATCATTAGTGTGAACGTGTAATTCACCATTTTTTATAGAATAATACTTATTATTTAAAGACAAAGCAGCTTCAGGTATAAATGATTTAAAACTAGGAAAACCTCTAACTTTTTCATCAAAAGAAACTGTTTGATCACTTAATGTTAAATTATATAAACCTTTTGAACCATCATAACTACCTAATATTAATGTTGAATTAGGTAATGTGTCTTTAAAAAAGTCTCTCATGCCATGCTCTGATATTGCTGATAAACCATCTCTTGATAATCTTAATACAGCACCTCTTGATTTATCTACAAAATAACATCTATAAGCATACGATGAAAATGACTCAGGGTTTTGTGATATACCATATTCACCTATAAAAGGTATTGTTTGGCCTAAAACTCTATTTGTTGCTGTTAATTGTGGATTACCACTAGCTTCAAACAAAGCGTCTTTATTAGCTAATACTTTTAAAACTTTATCTTCACAAAATACTATTAGATCTGTATTTCTAGCGTGTAACTTTTGTATACTACCGTAATGAGGATTAAGATCTTTTGTTATAGCTTCACCTTGTATAAATTGATTTAATCTATTTACACCTGATGTTGAATTAAATATACCAGAGTATATTAAACCATTTTTTCTTCTTTCTTTTTTATATGGTTCATCTAAAACAGCAGAAGCTTTAACACCTTTATCTATTCTAGGCGCGTTATAATCATCATTTATTCTATCAGACTCAACACCGTTACCAAAAGAGTAACAGTTTTTAAAATCTAAAGCGTGTGTAGATCCGTGTTGTGCTATTGGTCTTGAAACACCTGTTTCAAAATATATATCTAAATCTACAGATTCTTTTGGCTCTGTTTCCCACACAGCCGGGTTATCAGATGTTAATACTTCTACATCTGTTGTTATAACGTTTTGTAAAATTTGTATTTCATCTGCAAAATTAGAAGCACTACCTGATGAAGGATATGTAAACGAGTCTTCATATGGTGTGCCATTTTTATAATGCTCAAAAGTTATATTATATTGTCTTCTTTTACTTGAAGCTAATCTTCTTCTGTTTCTTCTATATTTATATTCTATTTCACAAGCTGTAACTTTATATATTTCGCCTAAAGCATCAGTACTACTACCTTTAAATCTAAACAAAGTACCTGATGTACTTATTGATTTTAAAAAATTATTTATAGTATTTGCTTTGTCAAAATCTTTACTACCAGACTTAGGCGATGCGGTATATAATATACGCATTGTATGAGATCCTAATTTAGGATGCCCATTGTTAGCTTGTGTTATTTTTCTTCTTTTTGCCTCTGTATCAAACCAAGATGCTTCTTGTGTACCATCACCAGGTCCTGTGTTTTGTGCATTACCAAATATAGTTCTAGCATCCGATATACCATACTCTTCATCTTCATCTGGAAAAGACGCTATAATGTTTGTATCAAAATTACTATCTCTATTTATTTTTACAAAAAACCTACCGTAAAACTCTGCTTTTCTTTCAAATTTTTCTTCAAAAAGTATTACGTCAAATTGAGTTCCAGAGCTTATAGTTGATACTACCGTGTCACCAGTTTTTATAGGTTCAGCTAAAGTTATTTTATATATGTGTTTAAAACCTGTGCTACCAGTGCTATCTTCTTCACCTGTAGGACCACCACTTACAACTTTATACTTGTCTGTTACAACACCACCTACAGATATTTGAATAACAGCATCAGAAGAAAAACCTTCACCAAAACTAGGATTTACCTGTGGATCTGGTCCTCTAAATTCAAAAGATATACTACCTACTTGAGGTATGTTAGATGATCTAGCTTTTACAGATCCATTACCTACAGCTCTTTGTTTTAATTTTAAAAAGTCAGGCGCATCATTAGATATATCTAATATTTTATATCTTGATTTAGTAGCTACAAACTCGTCAGAATCATGTTTCTTTTTTAATATCAAATAAGTTTCTTCATCAACTTTGTTTCTTTCAGATGATGGAAAACTTAACCAAACATTACCATCTTCAGCTAGATAATATCTATCCATAGCTAAATTGTAATATTCGTTTGATGTTTCTTTTATGTAGTATTTAAAATGCGTAGCCCAGTCTGGTGGCTGATTATTTAAAGTAACATTTATTGTATTTACTGTTTTTGCGTAATCTTTACTGGTTTGTTTTGAAGCACTAGCACTAGTAAATACAGGTGATTGTCTATTGTATTTATCTATATATACAACACCCGCTTGATATGTTCTTAATGATTTTAATGATAACTCAGGTTCCTTTACTGTTGTTATACCAGACTGTGATATAGACATGCTAATATCAGGTAAGTTAAAATCAGGTATATCATAATTTTGTAAATAGTTACCATAAATAAGTCTGTTAGCTGTAACCTCTTGTGATAAAGCTTGTCTTGGTACGTTATCCCATGGCCTTAATATTTGATTAGGTTCTACAACTTTTGTAATTATTTCTGACTCTAACTTATACTCTGTTGGAAAAGTGCCATCAGAGGCATATTTAAGCGTGTCTACGACGTATATATTGTTGTTGTTTGACTCTTTATATAATATATCAACTTTTTCTACATCAACAGGTCTTGATTCAGTTATATTTATTGTCAACTGTCTAAGGTTATTGATCATACCATCATTATAACCATCTGTAGATAAATATTCAAATGTGTCAGGTAAAAAAGCTAATTCACTAAAAGGAGAGAAAGTAGAATATTGTCCGTTATAATATTTCCATCTATAACCAAATCTTACAAACTTCTTTTCAAATAAAACACCTTCTTCACTCAATATAGCTTCCCATTGTAAAGGAACATAAGGTATTTCTACAGGAATACTTTGTATTGTACATGTAAATACATTACTAGCGCTTATAGCGTTTATTAATAATTTTATTTCGTAAGTTTCTTGTTGACCAAGTTCTTCGTATACAGTTGTACAAGTTATTATATCACCTACTAACCAATTAGGTAAAGGTGAAAATGTTAAAGATAAAGAAGTTCCAGCAGCTTTAGCAACACCTTCTGTATCTGTAAACGTTGTGTTAACAGCATTACTTATACTAACACTGTTAGTACCAGTACCGTTACCACCTCTTGTAGAGCTACTCATTGTTAAAGTTGGAGCACTCATCGGCGCTAATTTAGCAACAGTTATATGTTCTTCTAAAAAAGCAGAAGCTGCAGATAATTCTGAGCTAGGTATTTTTTTACCTGTGTATTTTGTATGTGTTGTAAAATTATCAGCACAACCAGATTTAAATACGTCTATTTCTATTTGTTTAGGTTCTTTTTCATTATCAGTCCACATTAATATATTTTCTAAAACATTTATACCAGTTATATATGTATTTGTTTTAAAATTTAATATATTGTTAGTATCAACTAATACAGGTGATATTATACCTTTTAAATCATCGTACTCAGCTATACAATCAGCTTCATCTGCTTTTATAAACCAATATATTTTATCGTTTTCGTTATTTAATTTAGAACCAACACAAATAGCGTTTGTTAAACCAAAGCTAGTACCAGACCAATTACTGGTTATACTTTGTGAGTTTGAATCATAAACTTTACCAATAACTTTAGTAGTACCTTTAATGTTTTGCACAGTGCCGACATCATCACCATCTGACGTTGACATTTCTATATTCAACGCGTCTCTGTATTCTCCATTAGGTACTAATCTCTCGTCCAGGTCTTTATTCATTTTACCTGATCGAAAATAATGTTTTATATCTGGCATATTTATTAGTGTTTAATCCATTTAGATTTACCTCTCATTATTTGAGTAAGCTCCTCTAATTTTAAATTTGATAATCTTAACTTAGCGTTTCTTATAGCTACAAATTTTTCTCTTTTTAATAAAGGTATATATGTAGGTGCTACTGATGTGTGTGTGCTAGCTATAGCGTAAGCTATATATTTATACATTGCTTCTTCAGCAAACTTATGTACTATCATTTCATCATCAGTTCCTAAACCATCACTTATATATTTAAGAATAACTATTTTACCGTTCATGCTACCACTAAAGTTTATATAACCTCTTTTTTCATCTATATAATAAACTCCATTAAATTGAGCATGTTCAGGTTCTATACCATATCTTCTACCTTCTAACGAATCAAAATCGTCATCACTCTTTTTGTACTCATTACCCTCACCTTCACCTTCATTAGAGCTTTGGTATCTAGTCCAAGCTTCTGAATCACTTATTTCTAATATACTACCATCTGATTGAAATAAAATATCACCAGCGCTATCTTGAGCGTAAGAAGTAGGGTTGCTAGTTTTTCTAGCAGGATATAATATTCTCTCTATACCATCTTCATCTATGTAACAAACCTTAACATAATTAACATAATCATGCGGTAAAGCCACTCTTAACGCTGGAGGTATTTCTATTTCCATAGATTTACTAGATTTAAAAGTGTCATAGCTTAACTCTTGTATTGCTCTTTGAGCATGAAAAGATATATCTGATCTTCTTGCTCTTGGTATAATTTTATCTTTACCAACATAACTAATCATAAAGTTATTTATTATAGTTTGTAATGATATAAATTGATAATTACCATATTGAGGATTTATTATTCTAACAAAAACAGTAGACCCTTGAGCTACAGGTGCGTTTAATGTAACTGTATATGTTGCTGCGTTATAAGTAAAATCAACACCTACACTAGTTGTTCCACTAACTACAGTGTCTACAGATATTTCACCAGCAGACTCTGGCATTGTTGCTAAATTATTAAGCAACGTTTGATTTGCTGGAAATGTTAAAACATATTGACCAGCACTACCACCACCAGTTGCTTGAGCAGCAGAAGTTGTAAACTCTTGAGTTCCGTGATATTGTTCGTGTGTTCCTTCGAATAGTGGCATAATTATTTATTTTCTTGTTGAATATTTTGCGCTTCTTCAGCAGCAGCAACTTGATAAACTTGTGGATCTTTGATTTCAATACCAGCAAGTTCTAGTATTTTTATTACTAATTCAGTTTCCTCTGATTGATGTAATTCAAAGTTTTGACTATTGTTAGCGTTATATAGTGCTTCATCTAAAACAGTTGTGTAAGCCCATTGTACTGTAGCTGGTCTAGCTATATAATTACACACTACATTGCTTGTTATAGTTATAGGATAAATTTGTATTGATCTTGATAAACCTATTTCATTGTCTGTTGTTGCCGCTTGAGCATTACCAGCAGCATCGTCTGGAACAACATTACTTGTTCTGACATAAACAGGTCTAGTAGCACTTGGTGCTGTTAAAGGAGAGTTTTGAATATGGTGTATTTCGTTTTGGCTTATTTTTTCTACTTCTACATAACCACCTTTGTGTTTATAGTATATTTCACCTAAACGATAATATAGCGGTAGAGTACCCATACCACCTTCGTTTGCATCACCAGACATAACAACCGCTTGTCTGTATCTTTCGAATATATCTATTTTTTCTTGTAATATATCTACTTGATCTGCATACGTGTAATCGTTACCTGGTATTCTATTTAAAGCGTTTAAATCATAAAAGTATTGCTCAAATATATCCATCTGAGCTTGATTAGCATATAGATTAAACTCTTGAGGTGTTATATAACCTCTTTGTTCTTTGTTAGCTATTGCTAAAACTCTTTGATAAACTGTATCTACACTAACTGCCATATTTTATTTTTTTATAGTAAGTAACCACCTCATAGAAGTGGTTACCTCTATAATTGGTTTTATTTCATTTTTTTCTCAATGGCTTTTAAAACCTCTATACCGTCATCTGTTTTAAACCAAGCAGCTAATGCTGAATATGGGTTTTCATCAAATGGTACAGACATTAACTTTCTACCATTGCCCCAAGTAAAACTTCTATTATCACTTGAGAGTTTAATAATGTTTGCTTCTACAGCTTTAATACCGATGTTTCTTAAATGAACATTATCATCAGCGGCTAGCTCTATAAAAGCTCCTGGATTATTTTTAGCATAAACTAAAGCATCTCTTTTTAATTCTTTAGTTGACATTTTGCTAACTTTATTTCCCTTTTCTACTCTTAATATAGCTTCTAAATCTTCTATTTCTAATTGTTTAGCTAAATTTAAAGCTTCTATTTGTAGTTCTATCTCATCAACTTCATTTTCAGCATAAACTTGAGGTGTATATTCATAATATAAAACATCTTTTTTAGGGTGATATAGTGATAACAGTTCTTGTAAAGCTCTGTTTTGCTTTGGTACTGATAATCTACCATCTTTAAAAAATATATGTCCTAAGGTTGAATAACCTTTTTGTTCATCTCTTATGCATGAACGTTGATTTGTAGCATATCTAAGTTCTCTATTGTAACCTAATTCTTCATCAAACCATAGTAATGGTTTTCTTCTTGTATGCTTTGATTGTATTGCTAAGACAGGTGGAGCGTTATCTCCTTTTACAATATATACTCTGTCTTTTACCTCCCATTGAGGTTTTTTTGTTGTTTTTTCCATGATATAATATAATTAAAAAAGTTAAAAATAAAGGCATTGGGTGCCGAAGCACCCGTACCTTTAATAAATATTGTTATGCTTTCAATAATACGAAGTTATTCGCAGCTTGAACACATAAACATCTTTCTGATAAGAAGTTAACAACCATCTCATCAGCAGATGATGTATAGTTTCCACCAACAGATCCAGTGATCCATGATTTCATTTTTCTATCATCAGCTTCCGAAGCTCTATATCTTACGTGTAAGAAAGGTCTTTGGATGTTTTTACCTAATGACTCATCATATACTGTTGAAGTACCAGCTGGTACGATAACACCTTCGATGTCGCCAATAAGTCCTCTTGTTACTGAATCATTTAAGTATTTCCAGTCAGATTTGTAGAAGTCATAAGAACCTCTTCTGAATCCAGAGAAGCCTAGGTTTAACGCCATATCTTCAGAGTTGTTGAATACTCCATAAGAAGTACCACCAACACCGTAGTTATTTTGTGAAGCTAACATGTTGTCAATTTCTAGAGCAGTAGATCTGTCTAAGAACATCATGTTTTCTTCAATAGCACCTTGCTTGTCTAATTCTTGAAGAATAGTATCAAACTCATTCATACCAACGTGTGCACCAGCAGCAACTTGATCTGTAACACCAGAAGTGTCAACAACATCAAAGTCAGTACCAGTCCAAACTAATCCTCTTGCTTCTAGAGCAGAGAATAAACCTTGAGTACCACCAACTGCGAAAGCAGAAGTACCACCAAAGGTGTGACCTGCAGGCATACTTACTTGCTCACCTTCAATCATAGCCATTTCTAAGTAATCTTGGAATCTTAGTCTAGCTTCGTGCTCTGATTTTAAATACCATAGGTAACCAGAAGCACCATTCTCAGAAGTAACTTCAACCCAACCAATCTGTGCAGTGTCAGAACCATTAACTTGGTATCTGTCTCTTAAGATAGCTGGTTTGTTGCTAAATCTTGTGAAAGAAGCGTCGATAGATCTTGAATCCTCAGAAGATCCTTTTACATATTCAGTACCATAAACGAAGATGTTAACGTCATCGCCATCAGCGAAGTTAACAGCACCGTTAGTAGATCCTGAATCAGGAGCTTGATCTAAGTGTGCTTGTGAATAAGGAGCAACTGTAATAGTAGCTGATCCACCACCTGATACAACGATACATTTTAATACTTTTGCATTGTCAGTTGACGCTACAATAATAGTATCATGATTTTGTATTAAGTTGTTAGCAGGTAAAGTAATTGTGTTGGCAGAAGCGTCAGCGATTTGTACGTTATTAGCACCATCGTTATAAGCTTCAGCAGAATACGCGATGTGTAATCTTCCTTGCTCAGACCAAATAACTTGATCAGAAGCTAAAGGCATTTCTGCTCCAACCATATTTAAGAAGCCAGAGATAGTTCTTTTACCATATCTCTCTACTTCTTTTTCATAAATTTCTGGCAAGAATTGCTGTGCAAATGTTCCACCGCCAGAAGCGCTGTCGAACGACAAGTAGTTATCATTAAATAACTGCTGCGTCGGTCTTGGGGTTAGGTGATTTTGATAAGCACCTACACTTGAAAAAGGCATAATTTTTAAATTTTAATTGTTAAACGTTATTTTTTGTTAAATCTAACTTTGAACGCGTTGGAGTCATTTCCAGTAATAGCTCTAACCTTCATACCACCAGACTCAACAGTTTTATGTGTTTGTCTAGGGTCCATGCTCACGTTTTTAGCCTTAGCAACACTATCCTTGATAGCATCTGCTCGGCCCTGCTCATAGAAGTGGTTAGCGACCAAATCAGGATTCATTGCAGTAAATAAAGATTTATGATAACCAGCGGCATCACTCATTTCGTTTTTATCGTTTAAAAACTTTTTAACAAAATTAGTAATATCACTTTGAGTATCTTTAACCTTAGCAGCATCTTTAACATTAAACCTATAACGCTTATCACCTACGTTATATTCAAAACCTTTGAATTTTTGGTTAAAAACATTATTTGTTTGTTGTTTAAAAATAGATGCTTGATGATCTGCAGCTTTTTGACTCTCATCTTGCTCTTTGTTATATCTATTAAAGAAATCAACAGCTTTTTGTTGTTCAGGTGTTAACTTAACACCAGCTTTAATTTCTGCATAGTATTTAGACTTTAAGCCGTCTAAGTGGCTTTTGGCATTTGCAACTTGCTCTTTTAACGCCAATTTTTTTCTACGGACATCTCTTTCTTCGTCGTTTTCTTCATCAAACGAAAACTGATCGTCCATTAAAAAACTAATTTCATCATCCGTAAGATGTGGTTTAGTTTGTTTATAGTATTCTTTTAATAGTTGGTTTTCATCGTAACTTTCATAGTCTTGATTTAACCTAACATACTCTTCTAGACTTCCACCAGTTTCATTCATAAAGTCTACAACTTTTTGAATATTCTCTGGTAATTGTTGCCCAGTTTCCTGAGATTCACCTATTGCTTGTTCAATCTCGTCTTTTAATTCCTCTGTTTTAGTTTCAACTATTTCTTCTTTTTCTTCATCAGTTATTTCTTCAAGAACAGGAGTTTCTTCTTCTTTTACTTCCTCCTTAACTTCTTCTTTAACTTCTTCTTTAACCTCTTCTACAACTGATTCTTCAGTTTCTTTAGGTTCTTCTTCTTTTTTTACAGTTAAATCTACTTTAGGTATTTCTTCTTTTTGAACCTCTTCAACCGGTTTAGATAAATCTACCTTTACTGGTTCGTTAGGTTTGTTAGCAAATCTTTTTGCTTTTGGCTTTATTTTCATATCGCCACCTTCAGCTAACTCAGGCTCTTTATCTTTAGGAGCATTGTCAACTGGTTTTACTGACTCAACTTCTTGAATCACTTCTTCTTTTTTTTCTGACATAATATAATATTATAAAATTAAACAAATTTATTTAGGATCAAAATTACCCATAGTAATTCCACCACCTAATATATCATTACCTGAAGACTCAAAGCTTTTAGCTTTATCTTGCGATTTTCTTCGCTCTTCTCCTTGTAATTTTACTCTTTGATCTTTTCGATCTTCTTTTAAAGTTTCTTTTCTATCTAGTACTTGATTATCTACTTGCTTCATTCGCATACCTAATTTAAACTCATGATCCATAAGTTGTTTCTTTAGTGCTGCTTCTTCTTGAAGCTCTTTGCTTTTTATTTGAGCTTTAACTTGTTCTAGTTGTGTTTGCATCTGAGTTATAGCTTCTTGTTTTTGTACCTCAGCTTGAGCTGCAACTTGTTGCGCTTCAGCGTTAGCCTTTGCTTGTGCTTGTATGTTTCTTTGCTGTAACTCCTGATCTCTTTCTTGTTTTTTCCTACGTCTTATTTTAAGCAACTGATTAGCTAACTTAACATTTTTAATCATACGTAAATCAATAGCATCTTCTAATTCTATACTTTGTTGAGTTAATGCCATTTGTATATTGTTTTCTAACAATTGTTTTTCTTCTTCATCTGGTTCTAGTTCTAAAAATATACCAAAATCATATAGATGTAGATCAGTCATTTCTTCTAATGTAGCAACGTTATGTGCACCTATTTTTTGTATAAATGCATCTCTTGTTGGTGAGTACTCTATAATATCTGATATTCTTAACGATAAAGCTTCACAAACCTCAGCTGTTAAATATAAACCAGCTTTTAGTATATGTCTAGTAGCTGTGTTACTATTTGCAGCAGCTATTTTTTGTATACCAACTAATGCTTTCGCGTCTGGTGTGCTAGCATCCCTTGCCTCATTTAATCCGGTCACGTCTCTTATCATCTGCAGATAATAATTGTATGTCTGTATTAAACTCTGTAGCTTGCCACCGCCGTTACTACTTTGTATTTCTTGAATAGGCACCTTTCCTGGGTTTGGATCTCCATCCATAGTTAAGGATCTACCGATTATACTACCAGTTTGGAAGAACATGTTTAATGCTTCTTGCGGGTTGTAGTTCGTGCCATTGCCAAGGTCAATCTCTGCAAGGCCATCAGCATCCATAAATATGCCGTCAGGTACCATTCGCGAAAGAACTTGTTGGAGTTTAAGGTGTGTTAATTGAATCATATCAGCAAAACCAGTAATACGTCCTACTAGTGATTCAATTTTACCTTTATACATTCTTGGAGCAACTATATTGTAATTCATTTTTACTTTAGTATAATCACTCTTAGGTCTCATCATATTTTTAGCAAGTTCCCATTTAAGTAATTTATCAGTACCTAATATAAGAACACCCTCGTATAAAACCTCTATTTGTTTTTCTAACTTACCAAACCTTTGTTCTAAAGCAGCATCAACTATAGGGTTAAATGATTCATCTTTTACAATAACCTTACTACCACCTGTAGCTGTGTCTTTTACTTTATAAACTTCTTTTGAATAAGTTTTATAGTTAAAGTACAATACTTGTACTTGATTTTTATCTATTTCATCATGCTCATGATGTTGGTTATAATAACCAGCTTTTCTAAAACTTTGACCTGATATTTCTTCTAACTCTTGTTGATCTAAATCAGGAAATTGTTTTACTAATTCGTTTATTGGTATTACTTTTACTTCACCACAGTAATATATATCATCAAAATAAGGATCTGTTGTATAAGACCATATTAAATTAGCAGGATCAACATATTCTATAGTAACACCTTCTGATGTATTAAAACCTGTTTTAACAGCACCAATACCTAGTACAGTTAAATCATAGTAAAATCTTTTTCTTGTTAATTCGTATTTATTACCATCCAATAAAACGTTTAAAGCTTGCTCTTCTGCTATTTCAACAGCTTGTTTATAATTAAGCTGCATATGTAATTCTAACTCTTCTTTATTTTCTGGTACAAGTTCTTCAGGATTTTGTAATATACCTTGACCATAAACACTTTTAACTTGTTTATCAAATTCTAAGTTGTTCATGTCTATTAATAAACTTTCCATATAAGCTGTTCTTTTGCTTACACCATATGGATCTTGCGAGTATGCTTTTATATCATAAACTCTTTCTGAAATACCATTAACAACTATATCTACAAATTTTGGTATAATAGGTACTGGTTTCCAGTCTAAATTAAGATAAGACATATCACCATTAATAGATAACTCGTCTTTGTATTTTTGAACTGACTGTTCACCTCTTGCATATAATCTAAGTTTATGAAAACTGTCTTGATTATTGGCGAACCTATAAGTCACACCATCTCTAACGAACCACTCGCTTTCGATAGCTTTAGCTACCTTCAAGCCATATTCTTGACTTATTTTTTCTATATCAGGAGCTACCTGACTTGGAAAATATTCTTTTGTTATTGATTCGGCCATATTGTTATTTTATTAACTTAGATAAGGTACCTTTATTTTCATACCTTGAAATCTTTATATTTAGTTTCTTTTTTTCTTTTACAGCATTAGGATTATATAAATGTCTATTACAACCCATTATAGCTAAACCACTACTAATAGCGGCGTCAAATTTTGTTCTATTGTTTATGTCAAACTTAGACCAATCGTGTAGAGTTTCTGTAAAATACATTTTACCTCTATCGCCAACATGATCTTGTATATACATTTCAATAGCAGCTGCATGAGCTTGCTTTATGTCTTCACTAGAGTTTGGTATACCACCTATTTCTTTTTCAGCTGTAGATAATTTATTCCAAACTTTATCAGGTCTATTCATACTAAAACCTCTATAACCACGCCTTCTTAAATAATACAATAGACGGGGTTTATTATTTTCAGCAAGTATAGGCATCCCGTAGAATATTAAAGACATTAGAACGTCCTCAAAGAATATCTCGGCTGTCTGTGGTCTAGCTATATACTCTAAGAAAAACTGATTTGGTGGGCAGTCTTCCATGCTAAACTTAGTTAAACCATGCAAAGAACCTTTCGATCCTTTTCCATCTACTGTTCCTGATATATCATAAGAGTCACATCCAAACGCTCCCATGTGTTCATTACCTGGGTATTTAATTCCATTTTTAATAATTACATTGTTTTGTAATTCTACTTTTGGCACCCATGATACTTTAAATCTACCTTTTGCATCAGGATAAAACATTACTCTTGTATCTTTAATACCGTTTATCCATTGAAAATTCCCAGTAGATATATAATCCTGAGCAAACTCTTCGTTGTAATCTATCTGCTCGTATATCTTTGATAGATTAAATATGCTGTTTTTAGTTTCGTCTCTGAAAGCATGTTCTTCAGTACGTGGAAATTGTCTATAAAATTCATTTAAAGCATCTCCATCGTTTTTTAATCCATCAGCTTCATTTTGCCAATGATTAATAACACCAACATCTATGAAGTCACCGTGTGGTCCTTCAACTTCTGTTTCTGGTGTATCGAATACAGGTAACCCATAAGAATCAATGAATCCCTCGTAGTTCCACTCCATAGGTATGAACAAACTATATAATCCCGAGCTAGTCTGTCCATTGCGGTTTCTTTTTGTGACATCTGAGTTTTTGTATAATTTTTTGAAGTTGTCACCACCTTTATCTAAAGCGTTTGATGTTGAACCCATCATACACTTACCGATAATTCTACTACCTAATCGCAGTGTTGTTTTTGTAACTCTCCAGTTATTTAATATGTTATT